GTATTCATCCCTTGGTTCGCAGACCCTGAGTATCGTGAGCCTGTCCCTGAGAACTTTGAGATAACTCCAGAGGAAGAGGAGCTGTCTGAAAGATATGATTTAGACAACGAACAACTAATGTTCCGCAGACGTAAGATTGCACAGAACGGATTAGATTTGTTTCGTCAGGAGTATCCAGCGGAGCCAGAAGAGGCTTTCTTAACAACTGGACGCCCAGTGTTTAACCCAGAAAACCTACAAGATAACTTAAAGTCAGCCAGAGATATTGAAACACGTCTAGCACTGGAAGGTGAAGACTGGCTTGAAAACATGCGTGGGGAATTGACAACCTATCGCAAACTGGATGATGGCGAGAAGTACACCATAGGGGCAGACGTTGCTATGGGTGTGCGAGGTGGTGACTATTCAGTTGCCCAAGTCCTCGATAGTAAGAAACGACAGGTGGCAACATACCGCGCCCAAGTTCACCCTGATTACTTTGCTACAGTCCTCTACAAACTAGGTGAGTTCTTCAACTTTGCATACATAATAGTAGAGAACAATAGTCATGGTATTCTAACGTGTACTAGGCTTGGGAAAGACATGGCCTACCCCAACTTCTACACAGAAGTACAGGTCGATAAGCTAACTGAGAAAGAGACCCTCAAGTTAGGCTTCACTACTACATCCAAGACAAAACCTCTGATCATTGATGAACTCAGAGCCTCAGTTCGAGAGGGGAATATCGAACTAAACGATAAAGTCACTATTCGGGAAATGCTTACATACATCGTCACACAAAGCGGTGGGATGGAAGCGGAGGCTGGATGCTTTGATGACTGCGTAATGAGTTTAGCTTTAGCCAATCATATTCATGAGGGTGCTTGGGAACCCATTGATGCAGTTGACGCTTATTATATTGAGATGGTTTAGACATGAAATCAAATAAAGATTATAAAAAACTCGACGACGAGCATATCGTATCCATAGTAGACACTAATTTAAGACGTTCTATTGGGTACTACGATAGCGAGTTGTCAAAAGAACGCCGTAAGGTCATGGACTACTACTCAGCCAAACTACCACGCCCAGCGCATGATGGTAACAGCAAGTACGTTAGCCAAGATGTCTATGACTCTGTGGAAAGCATGAAGGCGGCTCTCTTAGAGACCTTCAGCACAGGCAACAAGACCCTGCGGTTTACGCCCCAGAACGCAGATGATGTCGAAACGGCAGAAGTCTGTACCGAGTACACCGATTACGTCCTACACCGACAGAATAACCTGTTCGAGACTATGCAGACTGTCATACACGATGGTCTCATAGCCCGTGCAGGGGTAGCTAAAGTCTACTGGGCGACACAGGACGAAAGTTCACTGGAGTATATCGAAAATCTTACAGAGGAAGAGCTGGATGCACTACTAGCTGAAGAGAACGTAGAGATCGAAGAACTTACTGAAGACGAATTTGGTATGTTCTCTGGTGAGCTACGTGTAACCCGCGATACTTCACAGGTTGTAGTAGAAGCTATTGCTCCAGAAGAGTTCCTAATAGAACCACAAGCAAAGTCGCTAGACACTGTAAGTTTCTGTGCTCACCGAACTAAGAAATCCATATCTGAACTTATAGAGATGGGTTACGACGAAGACTTAGTTGCCAAAATCTCTGATAACGAAGACACAGACTTTGACAACGACCCTGAGATACTATCTCGATTTGATGACACAGGTTCTGATCGTGGTTTCAATGCAAAGGGCTACCAACGCCAAACTCGTCAAATTACTGTTGTCGAAGCATTCATCGAACTAGATGTTGAAGCAACTGGTGTCGCTGAACTCTACAGAGTTGTTAAGGCATCAGGTACTTTACTGGAGAAACAAATAGTAGAGAGGCGTCCGTTCGTAGCATTCGTACCACTGCCTATCCCACATGCTTTCCACGGCAACAACTTTGCCGAGAAACTACTAGGGATACAGAATGCACGTACAGTCCTAACTCGGTCTATTCTTGATCACGCTATGGTTACTAACAACCCACGATATACAGTGGTTAAAGGTGGCCTAACGAACCCAAGAGAACTAATTGATAATCGTGTGGGTGGCATAGTCAACGTGACACGCCCAGACGCTATTAACCCAATGCCTCAAGCATCTCTGAACCCGTTTGTATTCCAGACTATTCAGATGTTGGATGAGGACAAAGAAGACACTTCTGGTGTCTCACGCCTATCCCAAGGTCTTAATAAAGACGCTATAAGCAAACAAAACTCAGCGGCAATGGTCGAGCAGTTAGCCACAATGAGCCAACAAAGACAAAAGATTATTGCGCGTAACTTTGCGAACAACTTCCTAAAGCCTCTATTCACTATGGTATATGCCTTAGTCGTCGAGAACGAGTCTGAAGAGAAGGTTGTTGAGTTAGCTGGACGTTATGTACCTATCAACCCATCGCAATGGGCTGGTAAACGTGACGTACAAGTTGAGTTCCACTTGGGCTATGGTGATCAGGAGCAACTGGTGCAGAAGCACTTGTCGTTCCATCAGCTTTTCTCTGCTGACCCTACACTTGGACAAATGTACTCTCCTGAGAACAAGTTCAAGATGTTAGGTGCAGTATTGGAAAACTCAGGTATCAAGAATGTTGCTGACTATCTAACAGACCCAGCAACGATACCTCCACCGCCACCTGATCCAAATGCAGAACTGCAAATGCAGATGGCACAACAACAGATGGAAATTCAAGAACGACAAACTGCTGTCGCTGAAATGAAAGTCCAAATGGATGGACAAATGCGTCAATTGAAACATGAGCTAGACACTATGAAGGCTCAACAAGCATTTGCCCTACAATCTGACAAGCAAGACCTCAACGAAACTGAGTTCGAACACAAAGAGTTCGTGAACATAGAAGAACTTGAGATCGCAAGAACTGCTGATGATGTCAGAGCAATCGCAAGTCCTAACGGATAAGCACACAACAACCCAATAAGGAAAATACATGCCCACACAAGAAGAGCAACTTGTGATGGCTGGAAACGAGGCTGGAGCCGTACTAAGCGGTTCCGCCTTCAATTCAGTTATCAATGAACTTGTCGAAAGAGCCTTTCAGACTTTCGTAAACTCTGCGCCAGCAGACAAGGACACAAGAGAACATGCCTACAGCCACTATCGCGCAATAGTTGACGTGGTTGATACTTTAAAACAGCGAGTTCAAGTGAGCCAAAGCATCATTGAACAGCAGAACGGCGACAACAGCCAAGAGGAGACTGCTCCATGAACAACGAGCAAAATGTAAACTCTGAGCCGCAAGCATTAGATATTGATGATGCGGCAGAAGCTATCTTAGGACGATGGGATGACGGGGAAACCTTATCTGAAGTCGAAGAGGATGCAACATCTGAAGACCTCAACGAGACAGAGGTAACTGAGGATGAACTAGACGATGAAGAGGACGATGAAGGCGATGATAACCTTGATGACCCTGACACAGACGAACAAGACGACAATGACGAAACTGATGAAGACGAAGACGAAGAGGACGACGAACCTCTAACCGCTTCTGATGATCAGGTTGTAGACATTGCAGTCAATGGTGAGTCTAAGAAGGTATCTGTAAAGGATTTGAAACGGCTCTATGGTCAAGAAGCATCTCTAACCAAAAAGTCTCAAGATTTGGCTACCCAGCGCAAAGTGTCAGAAGAACAAATGGCTCAAACGCATATGTCATATCAGAAGTTACTGGAACGCGCAGAAGCAAGGCACAAACCTTATGCTGACATTGATATGTTAGTAGCGTCACGCGAGATGGATGCAGAAACATTCTCTCAACTACGCCAAGATGCGAAGCAAGCAGAAGACGACTTAAAATTCCTACGAGAAGAAAGTGGTCAGCTTGTATCCCAAGCACAGCAACAACATCAGGAAGCAACTAGAGAGGCCGCCGCAGATTGCGTAAAGGTTCTACAGGAGCAACTACCTGAGTGGGGTAATGAACTCTATTCAAACATTCGTGATTACGCTGTGAAGTCGGGATTACCCAAAGAACAAGTCGATCAGTACACTGACCCACAGGTCATCATGCTGATTAACAAAGCCCGTCTTTATGACCAATCTAAACAGTCAGCCAAAAGCAAAAAAGCCAAGGCCAAAGTTAGCAAGTCAAAAAGTGGCAAGAAGGTTCTTAGTTCCAAGAAAGCACCACAATCAAACAAGTCTATCCAGAGAGCTAAACAACAAAAGCAAATGGATGGCCTGAGTAGTGCTAAAGACCTCGACGATATAGCAGACGTGCTTCTAAGCCGCTGGGAAGAATAAGTCTTCTTTAACTTACTCCTAAAAAACAGAATGGATACAATACGTTATGGCAACATATACTTCATATAATCAAGTCGGTCTAAAAGAAAATGTAGACGATTTGATCAGTAACATCACACCTTTTGCAACACCTATGCAAGCAATGATCAAGAACGAGAAGGTCAACGCTAGAACTTTCTCATTCCTCGAAGACAGTTTAGCCGACTCCCAAGACAACGCCCAAGTCGAGGGTGGAGATGCGAGTATGCTAACTTTGACAGATGCAACTGAGCGTACAAACAACACTCAGATTTTATCTAAAGCCTTCCAGATTTCCGCTACAGCTGATGCGGTGGCAACTTATGGTCGAGCAAAGGAAACTGCTCACCAACTTGCTAAGAAGTTGAAGGAAATCAAGAAAGACTATGAACGTGCAATGGTAGGTGTAGCTCAAGCATCTGTTGCTGGTTCTTCAACTACTGCGCGTAAGATGACTTCTTTACTTAACCAGATTTCTACAAGTGTAGATGCTGGCGGCGGTTCAGCAGATGCTCTTACAGAAGCAAAACTATTGCAAGCTGGTCAAACAGCATATGACAATAATTCAGACGTTGATACTTTCATGATTAAGCCCGCAGACGCCCAAATCGTCGCTGGTTTCTCAGCGGCTTCTGGTCGTAATCGTGAAATTTCTCAAGGTAAGACACTTGTCAATGCGATTGATCTCTACATTTCGCCCTATGGTGAATATCGCGTAGTATTGAACCGTGAGTTGAAAGTAGACCACGCACTGCTTATTGACCCAACAATGTTCAAGGCATGTACTTTACGCCCGTTCACACGGACTTTATTGGCAAAATCAGGGGACTCCGACAAGCATTTAGTCATCGGCGAAGTCAGCTGTAAACACACCAACTATGGTGACTCTGTGAAGATCACAGGCTTATCATAAGTTTCTAATAGACCACTAATAGGTCTTTACTAGGCCACCCATAGACACACAGGTTTTGCTCTCCTTACTGTTGTCCGTGGGTGGCCTTTTTACGTTCTAAGGGTAGCAAAATGAATAACAAAACACAGCCAACATTAATACAAAACGAAGCCGACTTCATCCACGAACACGGGGAAGTCATCCAAAAGAATACTCAGCACATCGCACAATCATTCCTAGACGACTTGAACGATGCGCGGAACGATAGTTCGAAGACTACGGGTGACATGATGAGAGTAGCCTCCATACCAACAGCAGTTGTCGAGAAGTGGATGCGCGAAGGATTTAATCTATGGGAAGCCAAGGGGTCAGAGATTGTCCGAAAGTTAAAAAACGAGGACTTAGATATGTTCCTCACAACAAACAAAAGGATTTAAAATGAACAAAGGTGAAATCCGAGCACACTTTATTGCTCTTCTTAATCGCAGTGACTGCCCAAATGCTCTGGCTGACACCTTCATAGATCAAGCAACCACACGGATACAAAGACAGCTACGTGTCCCAGCGATGGAAAAACAGCATGAATACAATGTTACATCTAGTGTAGGTGTCTCAAAAATCATAATCCCCTCAGACTTACTTGAAGTAATCGAATTGTATTACGATGGTAATTCCTTAGTCCGCATCCCCTTGAATGAGATGTTGCAGTACCAGAAGACTGGTCAACTAGGTTCTCCGAGGTACTATTGTAGAGAGCAGAGCAGTCTACGGATATATCCAATGCCTGACAGTGGCAGTCTCTATCTCAACTACTATGGTGAACAAGCCGCACTAACATCAGATAGTGATGCAAACATGCTAACTACAATCGCTTCTGACCTACTGACATACACAGCCCTATCCTATGCGGCTGACTATTTCTTGGATGAACGTGCAACAATATTCGACACTAAGTCCTCCTCTTTCCTACTTGAGATACAGGAGCATTCAAACAGTTCCGAACAGTCAGGTATCAACCAAGTTGTAAGACCTAATACATATTACGGGGATTAATACACATGCCTTCAACAACAAGTTTCTATAACTCCACTGGGGCAAGCCCTACGCAAACTAATGCCATAGACGCGGCAATCTTAAACTCTGGAAACAACGCAACTGCATCTGCCAATTCAGCAACAGCCTCGGCAAACTCTGCGGCGTCTTCAGCAACTAAAGCTGGCGAAAGTTCCGTAAGTGAATTTAATAGTTCAGCATCCGCAAATGCAAGCGAAGTCTCTAGGCAGGCATCTGGTGTGTCTGCGAATGCTAGTGATATAGCAAGGACAGCTTCTCAAACAGCGGCTACAAACAGCGCAAACTCAGCTACTGCCAGTTCTAACTCAGCTATAGCAAGTGCGGCAAGTGCGGCTTCCATAACGGGATCAGTAGCAAACGCGGCTGACTCAGCCACTTCCAGTGCTAACTCAGCTACTGCATCGAATACATCCAGAGTTGCCGCCCAGACAGCGGAGACCAACGCTGAAACCGCAGAAACAAATGCGGCTGGTAGTTTAACAGCGGTGTCTAATTCAGCTTTAAGTGCCTCAAATTCAGCATCGACTGCTACAATTAGAGCAAGTGAAGCATCAACATCGTCGGCTACAGCGACAACAAAAGCCAGCGAAGCGGCAACGTCTGCATCTAATGCAAGTTCGTCTGCATCTACAGCAACAACAAAAGCCAGCCAAGCATCAACATCAGCATCCAATGCGGCTAGTTCTGCGACATCAGCGCAGGCATCTAAGGATGCGGCTCTAGCGGCTTTAGACAGCTTTGATGACAGGTATTTAGGCCAGAAGTCCAGTAACCCAACTGTAGACAATGACGGGAACACATTAGTAGCTGGTTCTTTATTTTTCGATACGACTTCTGATGTCATGAAAGTATATGAAGGTTCAAGTTGGGTAGCGGCATATGCGTCATTGAGTGGTGCGTTGATAGCCGCAAGTAACTTAGCAGACTTACCGAGTGCATCTGCCGCAAGGACTAACCTTGGTTTAGGAACTGTGGCAACTACAGCATCTACTGCCTACGCTACAGCGGCTCAAGGTACTAAGGCAGACAATGCGTTACCTAAAGCTGGTGG